GAAGATCCTCTGTCGATGCCACGCCCGATGATAGGAAGGGGGTCATCAGCTCTCTTATCTGAGACTTACCTATTGCACCAAGATCAGAGATGTCAAGCCCTGACGCAGATACAGACTCAGTAAATGACTTTATGGCCTCGGCGCGTTCTTTCGCTTCTTTCCCTCTCCCGAAGATGCCGCCGATTGCCTCGCCAATACCCTTGATCGTATTACCAACGGCCCGCATCACGTCCTCAGTATCAACCCCGAAGGTCTTCATCAGCCCTGACGCAACGCTGATGGCTGTACCAATACCGGGGAATGCTGTGGTAGCAACGTCCAGTATCGTCCCCTTCAGGTTTGACAAAACGCCGCCGAGCCCACCGCTTCCGAATGCGTCAAGCAACCCTCCTGGTCCCGTGAGCCTTGCCCTGAAAGAAGAGAAAGCAACCGTCATCCTCGTTGCCGAGTTCTCGGACTCCGTTGCAAGGTCTCCCACCGCCGTTGTTTGGCGTAGCATTTCATCAGACACCTTGCCCATCTCACTCTTGACGTTGCCCGACATATCGGCTACGTCCTGAAGGGCGGGCGCAAAATCATCCTCTATCTTAGAAGCCACCCGCACAGCCTCCCATGTCAGCGTGCCTGCCGCATCGGAAACCTCGTTTAGACCCTCTGTGAGGTTGGCGGCGGGAATGGCGGCATCGGAGAACTTATGCCCCATCACCGTGACTTTCTCACCCGCCTCTTCTGTGGCATCAACAACGGGAGCTGTTGCCGCCGCTACATCCTCAGACCATCCAAGCCAGTCCTTTACAAAGCCGGGGAGAATGTTCTTTATAGCCTGAAGTTGATTCCTAAAGATGGTGACAACGGAATCCCATATTGCACCGAAGATGTTTTTTACAGCATCCCACGCGCCAGAAAAGTCCCCCGTGAAAATACTAAACCAAAACTGGAACACGCCAGATATAGCGGTCAGAGCGTTTGAAACAATCGTGACTATGTTATCCCAAACCAAAAGAAAGTTGGAACCGAGGCCAACCAATAGGTCCACCACCATATCAAACGCTGTCCCTATTGTCGCGGACAATGCAGGGAAGTTGGACGTTGCCCATTCTTTGATAGAATCCCAGTTAAGCACAAGGGCCGCACCTGCCGCAATCACCGCCGCAATAAGCACCGTAAGCGGTGACATTGCCGTTATGATCGTACCGATGGCAAAAGCAAGGGGTGGTATAGCAACAGCAACCGCGCCAATGATCAGAACCAGGCGTTGATTCTCGTCCGACAGATCGCCGACCCACGACACAAGACCCCTGATTTTCTCGACAAGGGATGTGGCAAGCGGTATCATGTGCTGACCGAACTCTATGGCAACATCGCTAAGGGTAGCCTGCAGATCCTTCATCCTGTTGGCAAAAGATTCCGATGTCCCCGCCGCGTCACCCTGTGCATCTGTTGTGCCTTGAAACAGTAGGTTGAGCCGCGCCTGTACCTTTGCCTGTTCTTTCTGTGCGCCCGTGAGCTTGTCAGCCCCCATCCGATTCAACTCCGCCTTCAGGGTGTTCTCGTTTATCACCACCCCAAATGCAAGAGCGTTCTCATGTGCGCCGACAAGCGTTCCGCGAAGCCTTGCAAGGGCTTCGTCCATTGGCATATTGTTGAACGAAGAAAGGTCTGTGGCAAGCTTCGTTAGCTCAACAGATATATCCCCTGCCGCCTCTTCGGTGAAGCCCATCGGCTTGAGTATATCCCCAAGCGTTGCCGCCATTCCCATGAGCTCGAACCTACTACGCCCCACCTCGTCCGCAAAGGTAGTAAGGCTATCCGTCACAACGCCGCCAACATTGGAGAAAACAGTATCAAACTTTGCTTGCATCTCCTGAACGTCAGAAGCCGCATTGATAGCCGCCGCACCCGCCGCCAAAAGCGGTAGTGATACAGCAAGGGACATGGTTTTACCCACATCCTTCAGCTTCGTACCTACGCCCTGAAGCGTAGATTGCATGGAGGACATCTGGCGCGAGAAATCGTCAAGGTCTGCGCCAATCTTTACGTCAAGCCTTGCGACTGTTGCCATTACGCTTTGCTACTTTTGCGAGGGCTTCATCTCTGCGCTTGCGGTATTCCTCAAGCGACATAGACTGGGCCTTCGGTTTTCTCATCTTCTTTATCATGTAATCCAATGGGCGGGGCCTTGAATACCCGTTCATTACCGCCTGGGCAAGCAGTAGTGTCCGCTCCATGTCTGCCTCGCGCCGACCGCGCTCCCTTTCAACAGCACCCGCAATCATGGCGTTGAGATCCCGGAAGGAGCACTCATCAACCTGCGCGGGTGTCATGCCAAGGTACGCGGCGCACATCCCATCTATACGGTCAAAGTCAGGAAAGGGGGCGGGGGTAGTTACTCCCCCGCCTTCCCGTTTCCCTCATCACTCGCCTGCAAAGCCGTGAGGCCTTCCGTCATGCGTTTGAGCGATCTACCAACGGCGGCGAGAATATCGCCTTCGTTAGAGTTTGCCATGCCCACAAGGAAATCATCCTCCTTTAGTTTCGGAGAATCCACAAGACACCCGACATACGCAATGCGGGCGAGGTCTGCAAGCGTTGGGCTTGACAAGTCCTCCGTTGTGAATCGGATCTTGTGACGGATCTCTGCAATCCTAAAGGCGGCAGGTCCGAGTTTCATCGTGTGCGTCTCGCCATCGACGTTGATCTCAATGGCTTCTGGATGGTTGTTTTTCATGTCAGTTGGTGACTTGTTGTTTAGGTGGTCGTTCCGGTTACTTCAGTAACAGCGCCGGAAAGCTGAATCGTTGACGAGAAGGTAGAAGCACCTTCGTCGGGGAACGATACAGATAGGTCCGTGATCACGCCGCTACCGTGCCATTCGGTGTCTCCCGAATTGGTGGAGGTCAGCAAGATATAGACCGTTCCGTTTGACGCTTCGTAAGCATCGGAAAGTTTTGTGTACCCGCTATCTTCTGTGTGGTCAAAGACACCGGAGACGGCAACCGTCTGGTTTCTGCGACCTGAGATGAACGTGGAGTCATCGCCTGAGTCCTTCGTGGACACGTCGATTGCTCCGCGTGAGCGGTTGAGGTTGTGTTCGGTAGCAAGTCCTACGAGCGCATACGCCGCGTCACCCGATGCCGTAGCGTCTGAGGGTGCTGAGGTAGCGGCATACAGCAAGTACGACCGTCCCGATTTGTTCTTGTCAGCCATTGTCTGTCGTTGTTTGTTTGAGTAAGTCCCTGAGATTCGGGAACGCGGCATCCAGTAACTCTACCGGAATCTGTGAAACCCGATCTGTCATCTTGGTCATGTCATCGACAGACCACTTGTTGACACCGGATTTAATATCTACCATGCACACTTCCTTCTCTTTGCAGTCAGAGATGTGCTTGAATTTGCAAGGGTAGGCATCGGTTGAAAGCCTGTTCACCAACGCACCGTCAATGCGCGAGTCGATGCCCGAAGGCCAGGGGTTCCACCCCACCTTCATCAGCGCAGACGCACCGATCAGCATGCCGGCGCCAGGATGCGCCCTGACCGAGTAGTAAGCGGCATCATCTTCGATGCTGTAATAGAACAAGTCTTCAAGGTCCACCACATCTGCGCCGTTCTCCCACTCCGCAATCAATGTCCGTAGTGCGCGTTCGCTCACAATGTCATCAGAGCCAACCACAAGAACCGCGTCCACGCCTTCGAGCTCACGCATACCTGCGTTCCACTTGTCGGTGAGCGGGAAATTCTCGTATTCCAAGTATTCCCAACCGCTTGACTCAGCATTGAACCGCGTTACATCCCCCTCGCTACCGACCGCCAACCTGCGAAACTTCACCCCGTCAATCTCAAGGGATCGGTAGTATTCCATCACCACCCCTTCCAGATCGTGACGCTTCCAAAGCGTTGTCAAGATTCCTATGGTGTACACTCTGCTCAAAGTTGCGTGACCCAGAAGCGCACCCGATAGGGAACGCCCCAGATGGTTTGATTTGGTCTTGTGTCATCTTTCAGTATCGGACCGCCGAAGTCAGGTAGCACCTCGTTCAATTCAAAGCCCGTCACCGTTATAGTCGCGTCCCTGTTCGTGATAGCGGCAAGCCCTGTCGATGCGTTCGCCTGTGCCGTGTCGGGATTCGTTGCCCAACTAACGCAGGTGTGCGTCACCTCTGCCCCCTCCTTGTCCTTCGTGGTCATCGGACCCGTGATGAACGTGGCATCGCCAAACACCGTATAAGGCAGATCATCCGAATCGTCGGGGTCTACCAACGCCGTAACACCTGCCCCGTTGAGGGCGGTGTATATCGCGTCTTGTATTGCGTTGCGTGGGTCAATCATCCTTTCAATGCCTTGATGATGCGCTCGGAGTGCTTGCGCCTATTAGATTCGGCGGCAGGGTTCAGGAACGGTTGCGCCCGCATCCCTGCTACCGATCCGTAGGAGTAGTCCATTGGTCTCGGCGGGCTTCCAATGCCCGACTCTGACCCTCTGCGACCCGTACCGAACTCCACAAACGCAGAGTATTTGGCGCGGCTCTCAACGGTAGCCTCAAAGTTTACCTGCGGCTCTGCGACGATCAGCCTTCTGAGCTGTCCGCCTATTGCGCCTGGTTGCTTGTTCACGGGAGCCAAACGGATAGCATCGCCACGAACGTCTTCTGTCGTGTCGTTGATCGCCTGCGTGACCTTACGGGCTACGTCATTGGAGTAGCCGCGAATGTCAGCAAGTGCTTTATCCATCCCTTTGATCTCTACGTTTATCATGCTCTGCGCTCTGCCCTTACGTCATACCACTCGTTGCGGAAATCCTCGTTTATCACATCCCGTATCTCGTACTCTACCGAGTCGATCACCAACTGGTGTTCTGGCAGTAGTTCAATGTTGTTGTTGCCGAGGTCAGCGCGGTATCGCATTCTGATCTTGTGCGATGCAATCAACCCGTTCTGCTCGGCAATCCTGCGCTCGTACCCGTTCATTGGCTCAAGAGAGCCGTAGACGGTTTCAATCGTTGCCCACCCATCGTCAGTCTTAACCCCGTTTACACGGGTGATAGACCGCTCCTGAATGGCAATCCGCTTGTCGAGCTTTCCAATCACGTTATCACTTCCTCCACTCGAAGGACCGTAAACTCATCGTGTGGGTATAGGTGCTGAATGTCTCGTATGTCAAAGAGCCGTGATCCGTACTTGATACGGTATCTGGCGAGAACGTCAGATGATGTGGCTCCGATGTTCGGCCTGTATCGCATCGTGACCCGTGACTCTTGGATCGACTCCTTTTGCGAAGCAGTAGAACCCTCCGCGCCACGAAGCGGCTCAATACGCGCATAAACCGTTTCAAGTGTTCTCCAATCATCAGTTCTCACCCCCGCAGTTCGTGTCGGGTAGTTCTTTTGGATCTGAACCCTATGTCTCAGTTGCCCGATCAATAGCCGTACACCCGATAACCAGAGATTCCGTCAAGGATTGCGTCCTCGCGTGTTACCACGTTGTCGCGGTTCTCATCACCCCTGCGCTCGTATCTCAGCGCAAGAAGCTCAAGCATCGCCATACGAATGTCGAACGGTACATCTGATCCCGCATCGCCATATCCTGCCACGTAGACAAGCGTTCCCGCCCTGTCCTCGCGGTTGATATCCCATCCATCGTTGCGCTCAACCAACAGCGTCTTTTCGGTCAACTGGTAGTTGGTAGATGTCACAACCGTTGTTGTCTCGCTACCGCTTGCCTCGTCATACGTGGTCAAGGAGGTGATAGACTGAACGGGTGGGCGCGGGACTTCGATGTACGCCCGCATATCATCGCCCGACATCTCGAATGAGAACGTTTGCGTGATCAATGCCCTGCGTAGATAGTCCTCTACCTTCTGCCGAACACCCTTGATCAAAATGGCAATCACGTTGTCTTGGCTCGTATCTGCCGAGTCAACGCGGAGCCACTCCTTCGCTTCTGCGGTGGAGATGGGTTCGACTGAGGGTGCGCTTGTGACGGATAGCGACATACTAAATATGATATACCCAAAAGGGTAGCCCCCGACCTTACGGGGTCGGGAGCCTTCCTATTAGGTGGTGATGTTACGTCCGTAACCGACTGCTCCTGCTTGCAGGACACCGAATGCAGTACGGTAGTACCACAAGAGGCGAACCTGACCGGACACCGCTACGGTGTAGGGGTCACGTAGGAACTGCAAGGATGGATCTTCAAGCTGTGCAACGTAATTGAAGTTGCCAAAGAGAACAGGCTTGAGGCCCGAACCGATAGCGTCAACCTTGTTGCTGTAAAGCACTTCCGATCCGAGGATCTCACGCGCTCCACCTGCCTGATTATCGTAGTACCGACGAATCGAAGTATCATCCAATAACTGAATGGCTTGGTGGGTGGCGGGAGCCATGATCCACTTCGCGTCAGCAGGATTCTGGACATACCAACTATTCGTGTTATTAAGGGCGATTGGCTCCAGTTCGTCAACGGCGATGGCGGCAGTACCCGCAAAGATCTTGAACTGAGTACCGTTCGTCTCAACTTCGTTGATCAGAAGGTTGTTGTCCGTCTTTGCTTTACCGATTGCCACGCGGTCCATCACAAACTCCATAACATCTGCTGAAGAGGCTTCAAGCAACTGGTATGAAACGTCTGCATACTTCGTGTATGCAACTTTTGTGAGTACCTTCTGACCGATAGCGGGGCTATCCTGGTCGAACGTGTTGGCTTCCGTAGTGGCAACGAACTCAGAATCGGCTTCGTTGTCAATCGGAATGTCAAGCACGTTGGCACTTGAGCGGAAACGACGAACACCCGCGCGAGCCGCAAGGCTCATTTCGTCTGCACGACGAATGATCTCACCGTGCATATCGTCGGTGACGGTATTGCCGCCATCAAGCGCGGTCGTGGTGTTCATGTCACTCGCGTTTGACGCACGGATTTCGATCACTTCCTGACCGCGTTCGTTGAACGTCATCAAGCCTGAAACGGCTTTCTTGTCACCCGTTTTCATCCAATGCGCGAAACCATCCTTCAGGCTATCACCGCGCTTGGTGATGATACCTGCGGCTTTCGTTGGCGTGGTTTCCGTAATGGCTTTTGTCTCCTGCTTCGGAGCATTTTCGATTGCGTCGAGGCGTTCGTTCTGCTTCTGCAAGAGGTCTGTGATGGCCTTCAGGGATTCCGCGACTGCATCAGTCTGCGGCTCCAATGGCCCGTTGTTTTCTTCAGTCATTGTCTCGGTGGTTTGCTGTTGCTGATTGTCGGGCAATACGCCCTTTGTATCTGCATCGTCAGGCGTGAACGGCGCAACATCCTTCGTTGCCTCTGCCTCCACCTCGTCCGTTTCCAATGCAAGCTGTGTGATGAGCGACTTGATCGCTACTGCTTTGGCCTTCGGCTCTGCGGGTTGCACCGTAAGAGATGCGTCCAGACCGAGGGGCCATTTGTCAATGTGGTACGCCTTGATCGTACCCGTTGCAGGGTCTGTGATCGGGGTGCGCTTTACGCGGTGTCCAGGAACACCAGAGCTCCATCCCATCTTGTCCATCTCGACGAGCTTGTAGACACCGCCCAGGAACTTGGTGGGACCGTTGGGGCCGAATGTGTGGGTCAGGAACTGCTCGTATTCATCGCGTACCTGCAACCGACCCTCTACCCATACACCTGCGTCTTTGTAGATGTGTTCAACTTCGCCGATCTCAATGTCTCCGAGGTCATCATCCATCGAATGCTCGACGAGGATGGGGGAGCTTTTCACGTTTCCGAAGTTGGTGGACGCATCAAAGTAGTCACCAGTCAGGTCGGGGCTGTCAGCATCGGAGTACTTGACGAGCCAACCGCCCACGCGCATATCGCCCAGAGCCTTGAGCGCACCGCCTTTGATGGTGAGAATTTCCTGTTCTTCGTGTTTCATAAACGCAAAAAAGACCACCATACGACTTCTCGTACAATGGCCTTCAGTTGGTGAGGGCTGATAAAAATGTTCGACTTTCTAAAAAGTCAGCCTTACGGGGCTTTCCTGACTACGAAGCTACACGCGGATCTCCCTTGACCGCGCATTGCATTATACAACATTTGCTGTATCATGTTCAAGTCTTGTCGGAAAAATGTTCTCTGATCGTTCGCATGATGCTTGCGCCCTTGCGGTTTGACATCACACGGAACTCTGAAACGTCCTTATTCCACGCCTTGTAAGCGAGGTCGAGAACCATTTCCAGATACTCCTGCGGTGGGTCTTTCTTTACGTCCTTGTCCATCACTTCCTCTTGTAGTCCGTTTGGTAAAAGCCAGTCCCTTTGAAGTGCGCCGACGATGCCCCAATGACGAGCTTGACGGGTCTCCCCTTGTACTCCGTTAGTGGAGGATTGTCGGGGCGGCTGATCGTCGGGTGGTTTATATCCACCACCCCCCCGCGCTTGTCGATATATCTGTACAAATACGTCAATTCAGATACACTTTCAATTTACGCATAAGAATCAACGATGTGAACATAAAAACGTGTCCGTGTCTAAAGCTACCGCCTCCGATTCGTATTATCTGCATCAATCCGTTTTCACCAGGATGATCTCAAATTGAACAGACACATCGGCGGTGCTTGATGCCGCCTTCGCAAAGAAGCCGATGTCACACGGTCCCTCATACGGTCCAAGTGGTATTTGGTGCGCTATGTCAATCGCGCCTACCACGTCCCTGTGTAGCGACTGCAACCGCATCACCCCCGCGTAAGGAGTTGTCACGTCATCGGCATTGCACCGCTTAAACAACGCTATCGTCGGTGCTTTCGTTGACTCTGAATCCACATGATACGCGCCAACATATGCCGTATATCCTCGCGGGACGGTGTACGCCCCAATGAGGGACTGCCCGAAACC